GAACGAAAAACACCGTCGTTCTTCTGACCTTCTTTCAGGGTTTTCTTAGTCGCAATCATAATCTCTGCGATACCTGATGGACTCTTAATCCAGTAATAGTTTAGAATCATTTTAACCATCTCCTTTTGGAAGGTATTTTGAACGAATAGACTCGCACCATTCATGAGCCTCGAGTGCGTTTAAAAAAGTTGCTTTTCTATATTTCTTCCCTTCAATACAAACACACCCAGCCCAACGCACTGCATTAGTTAGTCTAGAAACACCTCTAAACCCTGAGGTATTTGTACTAAAGATTTTCGAATTATGCAGATTATTGCTGTGTGTAAGGTATCTTAAATTACTCCTTCTGCAATCCCATTTATTTCTGTTTATATGGTCTACATCAAAACCTTTTTTAGGGGGTAAAATTAAATGGTGCAAATAAACAACTTTTCCTTTGACAGTTATAAAAGGATAATGGTCTTTTATCCCTGACACTGTATAAGCTTTTAATCTAACCCTCAGGTCTTCATCACATATTAACCTCATCAGCCGTCCCCCTTCGGAAGATTTTGTAGGTTTAGGCCGAAGTCAAAAACGTCACCAGAACTCGCTAAGCGGTACGTTGTAGTTCCCGCTAGTTTGTACATACTGCGCATGTACCCATCATAGTCAGGGTGCGGTTGCAGGAAGGTACTATGAAATACTACCATACTCCGATGGAGCAGGATAGCCAAGCACAAAGGTTTCAGAATTGGCTCACGAGTCATAATGGTTTTTAACGCATCGTCATCTGTAGTCGGAACCCACTGTTTCTTAGCATTTTTCTTTGTTACCTTCGGCTGCCCTAACAGTGTGTAGAACAAGTCGCCAAGCTGTTTAGGACTTGACCACCAAGGAGCTTTCTTAGGGTCAATAGGCATCAATTCCTCCGGCACTACACGTTTCATCCACTCTTGCAATGCTGCCATTTCTTCTTCCAGCATCTGCATCTGACGCTTACGCTCATCCCAGTCGTAGAAGTTGCCGCGCAGCATACACTTCAGCAGATTAGGCCACATATCCATCTGGAATGCATACGCCTTCTTCAGCTCTGGTTCGATGATTGCATCACGCAGTATAACTTCAGCAGCGTCAAGTGTTTTGCAACAGTCCTTCACGTTATACAACTGGTAACTGTCCCAGTTCTCCCAGGAAGGTTCCCATTTCTCGTCATCTTCTGCATGACTTTCATCTTTCCAATACTGGTGATAGTCACAGTAAATACTACTGATTACATGTAGTGCTTTTGGAATATCTCCACTAAACACAACATGATGAGCTATCATGGTATCACACCAAATATGGCTACGGATTCCCCAGTGCCTACCCAAGTACTGGGCGTCGTAGTGATAGTTCTGACCAGCGACTCTAACATTCGGGTGTTCCAGAACATCCTTAATAAGAAGGATAAGAGTTCTTTCCTCGTCTGTATCTTCCCAGTAAGGACTCCAGTCCGGTGTAATAATCGGGATGCAAATCCCAGCGCGGTCAGAGTGGGCGAAGCCAACTGTTCCGATAAAAAATCGTCTTCTCGTTTCAATGTCCACACCGAGTTTAACTTGCTCCCCTCCATTAAGTCTGCGAAGGATTGCTGAAAGGTACGCATGTGCCTCGCAGTAAGTCGGGTTAATAACAACATCCCACTGTGGTTCGGGCCATCCCTCTCCAATATGCTTGCCAACTCGAGCAATGTCCGACGAGACGAGGAAGCGAAGCTGTGGCTGTTTAAATACACGGGAAGTGGAATGCGTTGGGAGTACCGGTACAGAAAAATCTCCTTCGGTAAAGTACTCCATACTGCCTCTAAAGTCGTCGATTCCTCGTTCCCCGCAGACTGCCATAAGAGCAGCTTCACCCAGAACGATGACAAACTTCGGGGAAGTCTGCACGATATAACTGCGAACCCGTTCGAACATTTCAGAGAGCGACGAGTCAATGTAGTATTTGGGTTTGAATTCAATAGCAGTACCATTGTCAAAATCCCTCTTAGGCAATCCCATCATATGACTGAGATTACCATCAATACCAGCAACCTCTGAAACATAGATGAACGCTGACTTTTTAAATTCCAAACCAGCTCCTGACATATAGCGACTTAACTCAACGCCGCTATTACTACAGAATGGTTTGCCCGCTGTTAAGTCCGCCTTAGTCGGACACTCCCCAACTACCAAAATACCGTTCCAGTCTTTCGGCATATGAGGAAGAACTCGGGAGCTTTCGCCCCCGTTCTTACTTGCCATAGGATTACTCCTGTTTTTTACCAGTCGCCATAATCTATATCAAGGTAGTCTGCTATGTCATGCAGAGGTGCAAGTCCTGCGAAACTTTTAACTTCCTCGATTGTAGTGTTACAGGTTGCTACTATGTAATCACCTGTAATTTTTTCAGTTTCTGGGTAGTCATCTTCCTCGTAAGCAAGACCAGCAGCTGTTACGTAGATTTTAACACCAGCAGGTATAAAACTACATAATGGTTTATTTGCTTCTTCCATAGGATTACTCCTGTTTGTTACAACGCATCTCTACATGAGTAACATCCTTGGAGTCCTCATCCTGTAGTTCGTTGTTGCTTCGACCCTGCTGCACAGCACAACAACCGGAGGGAACTTCACAGATGATGACACCAGGAAAATGTTCACGCACCATCTTGATAACCTGATGGTCATCTTCAAACAGAAGGTCTCCGGCACACAGACCAATCTCCATAAACTTGTCACGCTTGAAGTCTTTAGAGCGACGATGGTCATCCACTGGTCGCATGTGTAGTTCAATACAACCAGAGAGCATATGATGACGGCTCAACCAATCTTCTGTTTGCTCACGACTATCTTCACCACGACCAGTTACAATGATTGTATTAACCATCTTAGCGAGTTGTTGGTACACCGCATATGTGCTGAAGATAACTTCATCATCAACACAAGCCTGGTTAAATGCAGTCCAATGCGAGGTATGGTCGCCTTCACCCTTCTTCGGTAACAAGTGTAAACGATGCTCGTTATTGGCTAGTGTGCCGTCCAAATCCCAGACTATTTTCATCCTAGTTTACCTTTGCGAAGTTCATCCCACTGCGCCATTGTCATACCTTTCAACAAGTGCGCTTCTTTCTCCCAACGACCGTCAATTTCCCAGGCAGTTACCTTGCAATCAAGTTCGTTAGCTGCTGGCAGAATCGGGAACGAGCCTGCGCAGAAGTCCAACACTGAATCACCGGGATTGACACTCCGTCGTAAGAGGTCATGATATACGGCAGGAGGTTTCCCCGCTCCGTGGTCGTGCCCAGTAACTTGGGAGATATTAATAACGTCGTGGTAGACTCCGGTAGTTTTCTTCTCTCCTTTTGTGGCAAAGATGATACACTCAAAAGTATAACGAGGCCCATGCTCTGGCTTAGGCAAACTTCCAATGTTTCCTTTATACCAGATGAGAGGGCGAGGCCACACATCGAACCCTGCTTCCTGAAACCGCGTAACCAAGCCCTTAATCTTACTGGGCTTAGAATTTCCTGGACGTACACCCCAGAAGTCGTGGAAGCGGGATATATCACAAAAGAGGTAGACGGCGGCTTGTTCGCGACAAACTCGGAATAGCTCTTTTGGCATAATCGAAAACATTCTGTCCCACGTTTCCAAGGAGTCATCGTAGAGATGGTGGTTTCCGTCTGCGTTATGTTTGCGACGCTGGAACATGTGCATTTCGTCGGCGCTGATTCCGTAGATTGGGTCGGAACAGATGATGTCGAACGAGTTGCTCGGAACTGACTTAATAAGCTCACAGCAATCTCCTATTGCAATGACATGTTCAGTCTTAGCTTCCTTGAAGTCCTTAGCTAGACGTTCACGCTTCTCACGCTCCAGCTCGCGTTTGATAATTTTATCAGCTTCTGACGCAGACTTCGCTCCTTTCACACCTTCGTGGTCAGCAAACTTTTGACGAAGCTCCGCTTGCGTCACTCGCTTCTCAGTCTGGTGCATAGCCTGATAGTTCTCAGGTAGCTCTGGGTCTTTGCCACGTTCCGCCAGCATCTTCTTAGCAACGTCACGGTTTGTAACCGTATGCCCGTCCTCACGCAGCTGAAGCATGGCTTTAATCAGCAACACCGCTGCATCTTTATCCTGCCAAGTCAGGTCGAAACGCATTGTGTTTTCGAACAGCTCCATTTGTTGCAGAATAATAATGTCAGCTTCGTCAGTTGTGTAGTAAGGCAGATGATACGGTTCGAGAATCGAATCTCCAAACTTCACGGGCACACCCAGATTGCCAAGCATTTCAATTGCACGGCTGCGAGTTTCACCAATCACCAACGTCTTGTTATCGTCGCGTAGTACAGCAGGCTGGAGTAAACCAACCTGCTTGATTGACGCTGCGAGGTTCTTAACGTTTTCGATTGGCTTGCTTGTACGCTGGCGCTCTTCGATTACCAGCTCACGAACATCAATCGTTTTCATCCGTTACTCTCCAGTTGAGCCCATGCCACCAACGCGGTCAGAGTCCGCATCTTCTAGTTCTTCCACCAGTGCAAATTCCGCTTGCACCACTGGATGGAAGAGAATTTGGCCAATGCGAAAACCTGGCTTAACCGTGACAGGACGGTCGCCAAGGTTGATAATCGAGACTTTAATTTCGTCACGATAGTCAGCATCAATCGTACCGTTAAATCCCATAAGACGATTATTGAACCAGTGACCAGAACGGCCGCGAATCTCCCCTTCCCAGCCCTCGGGAATTTCGAGAGCAATGCCTGCCGGAATATCAGCATACTGGCCTGGTACAAGAGTATGCGTCTCTGTACAGAATAAATCAGCACCCGCAGCCATTTTGGTTTTGTAAATAGGAATTGGATTTTCATGTTCTTCACACTCCCAATTAACGCCACGAGCTGCAACGTTGTGGAATGATTGACAGATACGAACCGGAATAGACAGAATAGCTTTCATCTTATTCGTATCTACTGGAACTGATGTATCGCTAGCAAGCGCAGCTGCTGCTTTACTCAAGTCTGTTCCTGCGGTTGGTTTCTTTGGTGCAGTCATAATGACCTCTTTGAAATAGAGTTAAAACAAAAAAGAGGGACAAGAACTCTGCCCTGTCCCCCATAACCAGAATGGTTAATGAGCCTACTGTAAAGACTTATTCGTCTTCTTCTTCGTCTGCTGCGAACACGGCTGTAACTTCAGCATAAACATCTTGCGTGTCTTTGTTCATGCTGTGTTTAACTTGAGCACCGCCAATCATTGCACCTTTCAAGTCCATGATTGACCATTCTTCTGCTGTGTTCTGACCAGCTGCATGACGAAGTTTACCTAGCGCGATGTTACGTCCAGGGCCAACATCAAGAAGACCTTCTTCAGTTAGGTCTAGGAACAGTTGCATACGCACTGTTGCATCTTGACCTTCTACGCATTTCATTTCTTCGCGTACATCTGGGTCGTTTGACAGGAAGATTACTGTCAGCTGCGCCCAGGTTTTACCGGCATTGTCACCTTCTTTCACTGTACCAGAGTTCAGGCTGATATCTTTAATCTGCAAGTCTTCAGCTGGGCCTTCTGGGAAAGGAATACGCTTGGTGTCCAGTGCTTGTTCAACGGTCTGTTGTAGGAACGCGTCTTTGTTAAATGCCATAATGATTTCTCCTGCGCCGTAGCGCATCTTTTAAAGTAGGCAAAATTGCCAGTTACAAGTTAACTTGCTACTGTTTAATGACCTGTAGCTACGTCATTTTCTTCGACGCTTACGCGTCATTTTCTTCTGGTTGTAACACAGCAACAATTGCAGTTGGTGGCATACAGACAAAAAGAAACTCGTCTTTGTCTTGGTTGCCAAATACTTCACGTTGCATACCGCCAGTAAAGCGAATTGTTTGGTTCAGGTACTGCTCACCGATAGCATCAATAGCAGCTTGTCCCATGCTAGTAACAACACCTTCTGGTACAAAGCCAAGCTCTTTCCCAGGAATAATGATGGCACCAAAGCGAGGGTTCTTAATTCGAACCATAACCATCTCATTAGCTGCTACCCACTTAGCCATTTTCTTTCTCCTGTTTGTCAAACAATGCAGACCAGTTATTCCAAATTTGGTCAAAGCCTGGCTTCATCTTTTGTTTACGTGGAAGGTTACGCGATTTCAACTGCATGTTTTTATCCTGCGTACACCAGATGAATTCATCACCCTCGTCACTAGCAAGAATAACATCAGAGAAATATTTACCGAAATCATAGCTGTTCTTGTTACCAAGCAGCTTAGGATAACGGTAGACTCGGCCTGTGATTTCGTCGTTGTTCAACTCTAAGTGAGCTAACAGCACGAAACCGCAGGTCAAGTCATTAACACACTGCGTAACCAAACGCATCTCCACGTCCATCGCGCAGCCCCAGTCACTGACTGTTTTGTATGGCTTAGCTCCAACAACCAAGTCCATACTCATCTGGTTAATACCAGACAAACCATCAATGACCAGAACGCGGTCGTTTTCCCAAGTGCTGACGTCACCGAACTCGACCCCATGTTGATCAACAAAGTTCTCGCACAGTCCGTACAATTCCATAAACTGCTGGAAGTTCTGATTCTCAATCCCTTTCATGGATTGCAAATCTTTCTGTTCCTGCCTATTAATCATACGCGCAACCTTACGCATCGTTCCAAAGCCTGGACTTCCGGCACTGACACGAGCGTAATGCAGCTTCTCGGTACTCACGCCGCGTTCACGGCAGGCATGAAGAAGAGATTCTTTACCCTGCTCAGTGAAGATGACAAAGACTTCCAGGCCAGCTTCTAATAAGCTGACAAGCTGATAAGTCTTGCCTGCGCCAGGCATTCCCATAAGGAGAACCTTCGGCGCTTCTTCATTTGCAGGCACATTACGATAGGGCATCGCATAACTCCATTCTATTTAAAGTGCAATTTAATAGGTACTATTAATTTACCAATTAATAATACCCATAAGCTGATTTTCTCGCAATAAAATTATTGGCGAGAACGTGCCGGATGTTTACGTTTGTTGGCCGCTTTTTTAGCTGCACGTTTAGCAGCCGCCGCACCGCTGGCCATACCTCCATTACGTTTGAACTGAACTTTCCCAGGAACGACTTCGGGCAGCATCATCTCCTGTGGCATGAGAGCACGACGAAAGCCTGCTGCTGCAGCAGCCAACAAACCAATGGAGCCCAAGTTAATACGACGAAATGGATTACCTTGTTTCATAATAGTCTAAACCTCAAGTCTTTATTGGGAGTCTTACCATCAAGCAATATTGCTGATAAGACCATAACATCTCGCTTCAAAATATCTGCATCCCAGATAAAATTGAAACCGCCTAATGTAAGTAAAGTTATACCACCACCATTACATGACTCGCAACTACAACTTATAGCTGCGTGATATTCTTTTTGACCGACCTGTTCAGTCAGAAGCGAGCACCACTTATCACCACAGTCAGGACAAAGAAAGTGGTAACTGGAAGGACGACGAAAAGCAGATGGGTCGTACTCGACAACATAGTTTCCAACTCTCTCGCCTTTCACCAAACAAGTTCCAACCCATTGCTTTTTCATCTTAAACATCCCTCATGTAGTAAATGTCGTCTTGATGAACTCCCCGCATGTTCCGAGAAACCCACTCTTGAGAGATGGATTGGTCTTCTGTAATGAACCAGAGAGTACGCTCAAACAGAACATCACCATCCCACTTATGCCAGTAACTTACACGTTGGCCTTCAACGTCAGCAGGGATACCCACAACCCTGAGTAACTCAGCCATTTGTCGTGCTTGACACTCACAATAACTACGAGTAGGGTTTTCACACATCGGAGTAATGAACATAAAAACTGTTTCATTACGATGAGTCATCAAGTCGCTTGCCATTTTCAACATGCGACGAGTTGTCTTTCCAGTACCACGTTTCATAAATCTTCCACCATCTTAACCGGAGAGTTCTCTGGGTTTGTAGGATCCCAGACTCTTATAGGCATACTGTCCAGCACACGGTGAGGCAGTTTACTCTTACACGCGTTCACAAACTTGCAGCCACCGTAAGCAGCGCAACCATCAGCTAAATCATATTCCCATTCCTTCTCGCGCTTGTAGCAATCAACGATAGCCTGGAAATCTTTATTCACTTGCTTCCACCACAAATCCAGCAGGTGCGGAGGAAATCTGACGGGCACTTCCATATGGTCAATCTGCGTTTTCAGAATACTCGTACCACGAGCGATAACGCCAACCGCCGGAACACCCAGGATTCGTTTAGCAGCATAGGTATAACCCATGAACTGACTACGCAAATCCCACTGACGAGCCCAGCTCGGGCCAAGGCTACTGGTTGTCTTGTCATCGCCAAGCCAAATGTCGCCCTGTCTTTCTTCGATGTAGTCAAAGCGGAACGAGTACATCAACGGCTGCCCTGTTTCAGGGTGCATTACATCGAGAGGTAACACGCCTCCATACTCGCTCGAGACTTCACCATCTCGATAATACATCTTACCAACACTGGCTTTCGGATGATAACGTTGCCAGTACGATAAGTATGCGTGAATTAAACGGTCACAACTTTTAGGACTCTTGCGCCAATCCTCTTGGTTTTCACGAGCCTCATCAAATCCATAAGACTTAATTAAAGAGTATAAACCAGCATCAAGTGCAGCATCCAAATTCTTATAAGTTGCAGCTTCTTTCGTATAATACGTCTTACGAAAGTTATCCAGTGCATCGGCGAAAGCTCGGCCAGCAACGAGGTGGATGTTATCTGCTCCCATTACACGGCACAGCAGAAACTCCTGGAAGAAACTCATAGGACACTTGCGGAAACCACTCCGCATAGTATTATCCACAGTTTCTGGGAACGGGGGAAGTACATCCCCCTCCAGGTATTTTCTGCTTCGAACTGACGCCAGCATATCGCAACGTTCTTGAGGGGTTCTAAGCATTACAGACCCCCAAGCAGTCCGTTGAGCAGAGCATCAGCATCAACCTTCGGCTCTTTCTTCGCCGTTTTCGCTGCTGGTTTCTTAGCGGCAGACTTATTGGCTTTCAACTCAGCACCGTAAGCCTTACGAATTTTCAGCAACGCACTGGCCAGCTCATCTTCTGGAATCGCTTCGTTGTGACTGATGCGGCGACGCAAATCAACCAGCGTACGACGCGTAACTTCCGCTTCGCTGAGTTCACCATCAAGCGTCTGGTTCAAAAGACTTTCCATCTTTCAGAATCTCCTGTAGCAGTTCTTCACTAATGGCATCTAGTTTACGAAGATACTCAGCAAAGAGTTTCTCCTGTAGAGCTTTCAATGCCCCGTACTTGATTTTGCCTGGATTGAACGGGTCTTCCAGTAACCGAAAGATTGGCTCTGCAATATCCGTTCTCACACGACAGCGACCCAAGTCAATCGCTGCATGTTTCTGAGGTCTACCTCGTTTGCCCATATCACTCCACCTTACTAACGTAATAGAGTTCATCTATTGCACGCGTAGCAGCGACATACATCAAGTTATATTCTTGCTGCAGTTCCTCATCGCTGGACGCGTACTTGCTTGGCATAAGTTCTGGCATCAAAACGATAATGCGTTGAGCTTCCAGACCTTTTGCTCCGTGTATCGTAGTCAGCACTGGGCCATAGCTGGAACGCATCATATCCTCAAGTTTCTGTAACAACTCAGGGACACTAACGCACTCTTTCTGCAAGGCCATTAGACTCAGATACTTATCTTCCTCTCTTTCGAGAGCACCGAGCTTACGTTTTTCCAAAAGCTCAGCCTGTCTAGCTTCCCACCATTCTTGCAGCCTTACTCGAAACTGCTGAATATTATCCGCCTTAAAATGTTTCACAAAGCCAATCAGCTTCTTAGGGAAGTTTCCTGGCATATTGAACGACTTCTTCTCAACCAGCAAACGAAGCGCAACACTAAACAGTGGGAAGTTGTTACGACACAGAACCATACAACCATCTGGTCGCAACAGCTGCCAGATAGCATCATAGTCCAAATGCTCCACTCGACCGTCGGGCGCACCATCACGCGCAGTCAATTGTGGAACCCACTGTTTAGCCCAGTTAACAACTGTAACAGGACAACGCCAAGTAACCGACATGCTGAGCGGCTTCATATTCCAGCGCTCTTTAGCTGTTTCCATTGTGTTAGTTCCAGCGCCACGGAAACCATAAATGCCTTGCGCTCTGTCACCAACACCGACAATCTTATCAGCCATACATTCTAGAATACTCAGCTGAACTTCGTTCATATCCTGGAACTCATCGACGATAACAATATCATATTTGTCCATCTGCCAGCCTTTCTCGACGATAAACATTAGAGTAAAGTAAATCATATCGTCGAAGTCAAGCTTCATCCAGTCCTTATTGCTCCATTTGAAAACAACACGGGCGGCTGCAACAATTTCCTCAGGACGAAAATCTTCGTGAGTAACATCATACGCCTCACGCAAACTTTCAACCGTCTCTGCATTGTTTGGCAGCAATAACCCAATCCCGTTGTTTTTCATAAGACCAACAAGGCGAACAACTTCTGTTCTGGCTTCGTTCAATTCAGGGCAGCGTTTACGCAGAATCTCATAACACTTCCCTGAATCAACTTTAACCTTACCCATTCTGCTCTTAATGAACTGAAAACAAATAGAGTGAAAAGTACCAGAAGTTACAAACGTACCCTCCAGACGCGATTGCAACTCTAATGCAATGCTTTTGTTAAAGGCTACAACGATTGCTTTCACATTGCGAGGAATATTACGACACGCCTCAACAATAACACTCGTTTTACCTGAACCAGCTACTGCTTCTATAATCAGATGCTCTTCGCTGGATGGTATCTCCGAGATAACAATCTGTTGTTCTCCTGACCAGGTTCTAGACATTCAATGACCCTTCTCTTAGTTTAAACATAACACCTTTCAGTAACTCTAAATGGTGCTCCTTAATACACGCGTTGGCAACTCGCCAACTAATATCAGAGAACATTACATCCTTCTCCATTTCCGTCATCGTACCAATAGAACGTTTAAACTGCTCTGTAACTTCAGCATGGAACGGTGTGGAGTAGGCAATGCGACTAAGCCAACGCTCTGTTACCTTCTTAATGAGCTTACACTCCCAATCACGATAAGGAATCTCATTTATACTTCCCTCCAAATGAGAGCTCATTTTTTCTGCAACAGGAAAGTAAGCCTTAAAGTCGTCTGGCATCAACATCTGGCTCAACGCTTCTCCAAACTTCTCCCGAATTACTAACCCAGTTATGCAGCCCTCGTCCAAACGTTCTTCCCACAGCAAGGCGACCGTTGTAGTCATACCATGAGTATCTTGGAGAACTTCAATATCAGCTTTACTAAGCAACGCTCCACATGAGATTTTAGTTACGTCCATTCCATTTCTCCATACAGGCCTCATACTTGCCTACGTCTAGTTCACGACGAAGCTCGGTTCGACGGGCAATCCCATCCTCCCCTACAATTTTCCCATACACAACTTTCTGTGACAACCCAGTGCAAATAGATTGCTCCGCTAATTTGGTCACCAGAAAATAAGAAATTGCTGCAAAAGCAGCAATTCCAAAAACAGCAATTAGTGATTTCATTTACTTTCTTCCTCCCACTTATGAAGAAGCTGATTCACCGCTGCGTCGATTTCAACTTCAGCAATATCTTTCTTAGCCTCTTCATCGCACACTGGGCGTAACGCTTCACTACCAGAAAAACATTCATGACAAGCTGTCACTTTGAAAGTCATGGGACGAGTGATGCGTGGCAACTCGTCAATGTCAGACTGCGTAATAAATCGAGTCTCGTGACGATTGCCATGCTTATCCTCTTTGATACACAGGATATGCATATTTGGGCTGCTATGGGTAGCACCACAAGCACACTTGAAATCATGACGCTCTAACACAAGCGCAATAGATTTCAGCGTTGGCTCGTGCAGGCGATAGGTGTAACGCTCTTCTTCATTGATATAAAGCTGGCGTTTTTTCTTCTTCGGAGTTTCCTTAACAATTGACTCGCCTTTTTCCATTTTACCGAAGAGGTCTTTTAGTAGGCTATCTGCTAAGCTCATGATTAAGCCTCCTCTGATTCGCGGGCTTGAATTACAACCGACGCTTTAAGGAAGTCTCTCAGAGGGATACGCACTTCGTGCATATATTTGCCTCCGTTGTACGAGGTGATAATTACCTCGCCGTCACGGACAACGAAAGAAGAAGTAGGGAAATTTTGACAGTATGGTTTGTTACTCATGGTGCTGTCCTCGCGATGCTTTGCATCTTCAGTAAGATAAGTAGATTAACTCTGAACCTTCTCTACCTATTAGACTCCAACAAGGTTAAATTGGATAATGATTTAATTTACCAATTAATACTACTTTAAAACTCTATCACTCGCAACTACTTTTATAATCTGCCCATTAACTTGTCGAGCAAATCGTCAGCACTTCCAAATGATTCCTGATTCCACGGGCGCAAATGTTCAAACGGTTTCAACAGCATTTCTGGATAAATATCAAACTCTAATTTGCAGTCGCTTTTCCAGTTTGCTTTCACCGCAGCAACAAAAGCATCACGACTTTGCTGCATAGTTACCGCATCCCAAATTGGACTCTCACTTCCATTGTCCAGGGTATCCGCGTAATGCCACCATTCAGGATTCACATGAAATCCCATGTGCTCACAACAACGCAGCATCCACATCGCCTGCTCCAACGAATACATATCAAGTAAATTCTGGTCAGAGAAAATACTTTCAACAACGCTGTAACAAGTTTCGTGAAACTGCTTAGGAATCCACTTCGCATTAATCTCTGCGCAATTAGCCAGCTTATACATGTTTCATATCTCCCATAATATAACCCTGAATCAAGCCACTGATAAAGCCAGTAGCACCTTCAATCGAAAGCTCATATTTAAACGTTTCTCCATGATGCTTAATAAAAATATCAACATCACCGAGTGCTGTCTCAATCACATCAACAGAGTCATCCAAACCTAGCTCTTTCAACTCTGTGATTTGCAGCGCAAGTAACGCTTTCTTACCTTCTCCACTAGTCATCTCAGTGTCTCCAAATTCTCAGTTGATAACTGCCATTACTGAACTCCATAACGACAAATCGCACATTGATAGCATACCATTCCAGTGCAACAACTTTAGTCAAATCGTCAAAGTCGTGCTGTATTGTAAGAGAAGGTTCTCCATACTTCTGCATGGCTTTAATATAAGACGCAATCTGTCTCATAGAGATATTTTTCAAAATGATTCGAGTGCGACCTGAACGTAACACTGTATAAATAGTGTTACAACCTTTATCATTAGTGCCAGTAAATGCTAACATTTTCAAATCCTCCGCGCTACCGCGCAAACACAAAAAAGGGGTTACTTCTTACAGCAGCTCATATACTACCATAAAAAGTAACCCCTGGATACTACTAAATATAACTGGGAAAAACGCCTACGATGTTTGAGCATCTTTGTTATATCGGTGCTCATTTTCAGCCCACCACTTACGCTTCTCTTGAAGCTCTTCTTCAGTCGGAGGAATCAAGCATCGTCCAGTAGTGCGCCGTGAAGCGGCAATGATTTCCTCCAAACTAACACAGGCACCATAGTCTCTAATCCACAGCGCATACTGACCTGATGTTCTTTGGCGTTTGCCTTTGCCTGCTCCCATCTTCGAATACTCCCATCGCAGTTTTTAGTTTGGTTCCAACGTCGTCTTTCTCTCGAGGTAACAACAATCTCCTCCAGGCTGCGACAATGGCTATAATGTTTGAGGAATTCTTCATTCCCTTTCTCAACCCATTTACCCATAATCCTCTCCGTTGCGCTACGCGCACTAACAGGAATATTCCCGTCACTAACAATTTTTTGTCCGGCCTTAATGACAGCAGACTTTCACGCCTTTCCAAAAACGCCATCGCCGCAGGCTTCCGCCCGCGACGTTGTCGCTGGTGTAAAGTCGGAAAGTCTTGGGCTGTCAATATCGGCTCGTAAAAAATTGAGTTACTTGCAAACTAGTTCTGGGTACTTCTCGATAACTACCGCAGCCATCATTTGTGCGAGCACAATTTCCGACATCGCAACATAGCCAGTTGAGTAAACATACCCATCCCTACAGCGGATTTCCACCTTTCCATACTTCAGGTAAGTTGCACCAATCACAGGAGTCTGCTCTTCCATCTCTTTCGTATGGTTTCCTACCTGCAGAATGAACTTACGAGAGTTGCCAACTGGGACGGTAGCTATCACAATGATGTTATTGTTAAACATAACTACTCCCCACCAAGCAGAAGTTTTGCAACGTCAGGTGCCAGCATATTCTGCTCTTTCAACTTGCCAACGATTTTTGCTGCGAATACGTTGTCGTAACGCGCCCGCAACTCTTTCGCGAATTCTTCAGCTTTTTTGTCGATGTGACGCTTAATCACTGACTCGATGTTCATAGTGCTGAGGTTTTTCTCAATCACCTCATCAAACGAGTTGAAACCGCCACGGTGTGAGCGGAACTCGCCAGCTCGCATCTTACGGTGAATAATGCCTCGCAGCTCGCCACTAATGAACTCCACAACTTGCGCCTGGCCCTGGTCACGCATAAGTTCCATCGCAGCCGGACGTAGTTCCTGCATCAACTGAGTGCGGATGTGGTAGATAATGTCATCACGTAAAGCCTGCTTAAAGTCCTTACTGGGGTAGTGACCATACCCGTCGTTTTCTGCAGTTTCGAAAATGTCATCAATCACGTCCTGCATATTCACAGTCACAGTAAAAGTTCCGTCCATTATTTGTTCTCCAAATCTTCGATAATTTCTTCCAGGCGACGCACTTCTTCCTCTAAATCAGAAATACGCTCATCCTTCCCTTCCAGCATAGATTCATACTCTCCTGCAGCTTCGTCGCGTTCATTGCCCCACTCACGCAGGACTTGGTTTGCACTTCGGACTTCCTCGATATTCGTCTCGAAGATAACCCAGTCAAAGTCAACCCAAGCCTTATGTAAGTTTTGCAACTGCTCCACGGTGCACGAGTCAAAGTCGGTATCGCAGTCTACATTCTGCACCAAGTCTTCGACTGCATCTTTGCAAGCATCAATCAGTGGACACGTATAGTCCACTGGCTCATTACCATCTCTACTACTCATCATCATCTCCTCAGAACATACGTTTCAAAATATCAAAAGCCTTATACCCGTCAATTTCGGGCTCCCCACTTTCAACAACATTATGAGCCTGCCCAAACGCAACCAGCTTAATATCGTCTACCAACTCGTGAAAGTGTGGAGTGACTTTAAGATTGATTTCCATCTTACGGAGTTGCTTGAGCACTTCTTCAAAGTCATCCTGGCGCCAAGCTGCGTTGAGGTCATTTTGAATAATACGAATTTCCTCATTAGTCCAGTGTTGACAAGGAGCGCTCGTCGCCATTCCCTTGCCGAAAGCTGCAAAGTGGTGCTGTGACACAATAAACATCCCTTTCCATTTTTGCTTTAGAGTTTCAACGTTCATGATATTTCCTTCAGCTCGTCAAGACCAAGTTCAATCAGACCAAACTGACTTTTACCAGCTTTCTCTGGGTCGTCGTACTGGAATGCCCACTTATCATTTCTTACCTCGACCAACTTGTCACGAGCTTCCCCGTAACTGTCGGCCTCGACACGCACCAACACACGATCCAGTGGGTATCCTTGTGGTGTAAAGTGGTTACTCCCGAAGGTGAACCACCAGCATTTTTTCTCATCCATTTGGTAACTCCTTTTTAAAGAGGAAAGTTAAGCGCTCCCGCCAGGTCATCTTCTCGATTCGTTTCAGGCGGCGTTGCGCTTTGAAATTTGCGCCACCTTCTTTTACCGCGATACGTGTAAGCCTGGCAATCCCGCTTTCATACTCGGCATGAGTTTTCATTTTGAACTCCCACGTGAGGCGTAAACAAGGTTGTCATCCTTGTCTGGGTTAAAGCGACCCAGAATATAGTCAGGACGACGTTGGTCTGGCTGAGGGCAAGCAGCAATGATACGCCAGCCCTTTGTCAGTTCAAGCTGCAGCGCATCGGTGCAAGTATCTTCCAACAGCATAACTTCGTTATACAAAGATAAAGCCTGGCCAGGCATATGCACTTCACACTTCTGGTTATAAGTGTCGCCGCCCGTCGCCTTAAGAATAGCTTCTGGTTTCTCAGCCATGTGTTGGAATGCTGCAGCAATGTTAACCGTCTTTGTAACAACGCTCTTAACAATGACGTTATAACACTCAGCCAAAAGAAGGAAGTGCTCGCCCGTCACCCAGAGTTTACTGCATTCTTCAATAATCGCTCGGCGTTCATACTTAGTACGAGGCTTCTTACCTTCCACTATCTCTTCTTCCGATTGGGTTTCATACTCCGGCTCAACAAGAGGAAGAATATTCAGAACACCTGGGTGCTCTTCGTTAAACGCCTGGGCTTTTTGCCAGTTAGCCAAATACTCTTCATAACGGCAATAGTTATCTAGGTCGCTGACTTCCACTTGGTACAGCTTAATTTTCACTTCCATAACTACCTCTATTGTAGTGTTTGTGTTTCATCCAGGGCTGGTGGCATTACTTTGGCCAGCCCGCGAAAAAGTTGCAGCGCACAATCATCACAAAACAGCGTGGTGTATCCGTCACTGTCAGAGATTTCAATCATTGTCTCTGCGCCCGCGATACCGCAGCCGTCGCATGGGTAATCGCTTTTACGAACTCTAAAAACTTCCATTTCAAACTCCAGACCCGCCGAAGGCGGGCGCCCTCAGGTGTCAATACCATTATGTAGGGAGGCAGCAGATTTTAATACCTCCAACTGATGCAGGACGTCAGCCTGCAGGTTTTGCTGCAATAAACAGCTCTTCCTCGATTGTACGAAGGTTACCTGCGTCAGTGCGTAGCTCTTTAATCAGTTTGAGTTGGTTTGACATAGTTCTTTTCCTCTACAAATGTCACGGGCGCCCCGCAACAATCACTTTCGATAAATGGAGTGAAGCCGAACTCGTGTTCTAGCTTGTCCTCCACGATATTGCACTTATGTTTGCAACGTAAGCACACGGGAAGTTTCCCTGGAGGGTTGTTTAACGCATCCTTCAGGGAAGATGTAATAAATTTGCTCATTAATACGTCCTATTAATTTGCAAAAGAAAGACGCTTGCGTCCCTCTTATTCAATGTCGAATAGGTCAGCCGCGCTATCAGGTCGCTCCACGCCAAGGGCTCGTAGATTTTCCGCTTCAGCCGCAACCTGGTCTTGCACTGACACTTCCGAACCGTGAGTATCTTCGTACATCTCCGCTTCCAGGGATGCAAGTGCGTCTGCAAGTGGTGCAGCTTCTGCTGTACCTTCAGCGGCTGCGTTTTCAACACGTACCGCCCAACCAGTTCGCGTCTTTTCAATTTTCATTCGCATAATGTCTGCGATTTTAAATTGCTCTTGGCGTTCCGCCCGAGTTTCAGGGTCGTTATGTTTGAGCATGTCACGCTCCAGGGCTTTACGGAAGGCGTAAAAGCGGAAACGTGTACGCGAGGCCATAGATTGCTCGGTCATTGGCAGATAAAAGAATGATTCGCCGGAGTCAAATTTGTGACGGGCGATAGTCAAGAGACGGAAATACTCAGTTCCGAATCGTGACGCGGTTTTTGGTGCTGGCATAGTTGTTACTCCAAGTAAGTTGGGACGCGAAGCGTCCAATCAGTCTGTGAAAAAGTTTTCATACATACTCCTGATGTGTATTTGTTACCTTTTCATTATCTTATAGGTGGTTAGTGCTGGCAAGGAAAATGGGTAAAATATGGTAAAATATTTATTTACCCCTGATGCGTCCCAGGTGCGTCCCTGAGTTCACCAAAATCGGGGGGGGGGGGCGTCTCGCCCGTACCCCTGTAGGGCTGTATGTTAATTTTAAAAAAAAAATAAGTATATACTAACAGACAGGGGGGTGGGGGGGGGTGGGGGGGGGTGCCGATTTTGCGTAATTTAGGGACGCACTAGGGACGCACTAGGGGTAAATAAATATTTTCCCCCGTTGCACCTTAAAGACGGTTAAACCCTGATTAGTCCCAGTATTGATATGATGGAGGAAGCGCGAAGCGCTGATGCGAAGCATCGAGGTTATTACTGGGTTGTCGTGAGGTTTATAGCTGTTATAATATGTTGCGTAAGCAACGAGCTGGTGTAGTGGGATGGAATGACGGCGCGAAAGCGCCATAAATAGGCGACGCGTGATAACACACGCCGAAGGCAGGGTGCAATAGGGATTTTCATCACATTTTTGATGCGAATATGCCCCAGATATTTTTTTGCATTAATACGAAATATTGCTTTCTTCCTCCGCTAGTTATTGATACATTAAACATGTAGGGAAGACGCTTTGCGTCCCCTGAATAAAACCCCCTAACTTATAGCGCGAAGCGCGGAGATATATTATGGCGAAGAAACTTCTGAATTATTCAATCACTGACAAGTCTGTTGTAATCGAGCGTCTGGACTATCCAAACGGTGAAGATGGTGGTGCAGTTGTAGGTCGTACAGAAACGTTCGATGTGAAAGCAATCCCTGAAGAACTGAAATCTGGTGAAGATGTTGTAGCAAGCCTTGCGGCTTATGGCTTAAGCCAAATTCTGCAAGACCGCGTGTCATCTGTTACAGGCGGCGGTGATGCCAAGCTGGATAAGATGTTGGAAGTGTACGAGCTTCTGAAAGCCGGTGAATGGAAAGCACAGCGCGTTTCCAATCCATCAGAGCGCAAAGTGGCGATTGCTGCCGACTTCGCAGAAGGGTTCGCCCGCTTCATTCAGAGCCAAGGCAAAGAGATGGATGCAGCAACTGCTTCCGCTTACCTGCAGGCTCTAAGCAACGAGGAGCGCAAAGCTCTACGTGCACATGATAAGGTTAAACCTTTCATCCAGGCTGTACGCGACGAAGCATCAGCAAAAGCTGCGGACATCGATCTATCCGACCTGCTGGGTTAAGGCGCTACGCGCTATTCTCGAGCGATATTGTTCAGGGACACGTAATGTGTCCCTTTTTTTATGCCTGGGATAAATAGGCGGGCGGGAAGCGCAATAGATTTGCAAAATAAATAGGCAAATTAATTTGCAAATTAACTTGCAACCTCGGCTCGATAGGTCTATATTAAAGATGAAAGCGGCGCATACCGCGCCGCTCTTCCATGAACACAATATTCGCGTAGCTATTAAAGCTCGCCTAACCAATGACCGCGCGTAAGCGCTAGGGATATACCATGAAAACCAAAAACGTATTCGAGCTGACTGATTCAACTGTAACAATGCGCATCTATGACGTGACCGCATTTAATAAAGGCGATGACACAAGCAGCGCCCCGCTACTAGTGGAGCATGAATTCGATGTGACCAAGGTTCCGGCCACTTTGAACGATGGGGACAATCCGCTTAAAAGCCTAGCGGCTTATGGGCTTAGTCGTTTAATGCAAGACCGTAGCTCGTCTTGCACGGATGGGGCGCTCGGTGAAAATTGCACGAGCGTGAAGGAACTAGCGGAAGCACGCCTCGCGGCATACAAGGAGACTTATGATTTAGTTTGTAGCGGCGAGTTTCGCGCACGTCGAGAAGGTTCGGGCGGTGGTAAAGCGGCCTCGGTTGATACTTTCTTCGCCCAAGCGTTGGTTAACTTCCTCGCGGACAATGGCAAGGATATGGACATTAATACGGCTACTGTGTACTTACAAAGCCTAAGCGCCGACGAGCGTAAAGCGCTCCGCACCAAACTTTCGCCGCAAATTAGCGCCGCCCGTGAAGCGGCTCGTGAAGCGGCGAAAGGCTTCGACCTTGGAGACTTGCTTGGTTAGAATATATCCAGAGATTAGGGGGCGCGAAAGCGCCCTTTTTTTTTGTCTGCGCGAAGCGCTGGAGTGGTGTAATCCAATTGTGGAGGATGGTTTTATTTTTTGTCAGAAGGACGTTTGAAATAAATGAAACCCTGGTTTAATTTGGAAGTGTGGGGGACTCCCCCATAGGGGCGCGAGGGCGCAGTGGTTTCCGACCTCGTTTCGGAGTGCGCAGAGCCTCAGTTCCCAATTTGCAAATTAAATCCAGCAAAGCCCAGCCTTTCCCCGCCGAAGGCGGAACTGGAGGCTCTTGCAAACTCCATCCCTGAGAGATATGATAATCCTTGCAGTCTGGGCTGCCCGCCTTCGGCGGGTTTGATAACTGGCGTCGAAGACGGGCGCAACCAAAGAGGTGGAATCATGTTCAGTACAATCGCAAGTCTTTTCGGAGGCTTATTCGGAATGGGTACGCAGTGGATTGAAGGTAAACAGAAAATCGCTGCTGCCAAGGTGGAGCGGGAAACCAAGGCGCTGACTAACGAAGCGGACTGGGATAAGGTGCAGGCAGAAGCTGGGAAGAATAGCTGGAAGGATGAGTGGCTCACTCTTCTTGTCAGTATTCCCATGATTATGGCCTTCATCCCTGGAGCCGAGGATTACGTTATGCGTGGATTCGAGGCACTCGAATCCATGCCCGAATGGTACCAGTACCTGGTGGGTGTGGTATTTGCAGCCAGCTTTGGTATCAAGGCACTGGCTGGCAAATTTAAAATGGGAAAGGGCTGAGGTGCGATAGCATCAAAAGACCTGGGTTAGCTGATAATGGTTGCCATCTGGGGGCGCCGCCTTCGGCGGGAACTATAGGAGATATTGACATGGCTGAATACAGCACTAAAAACTTTCGGGCGGTAGAGTTACGTTGCAAGTGTGGTTACTGCAAAAGTGCCGCCCCGCATCAAATGCAGACTTTTGTGGTGGACAAGTTACAGCAACTTCGTGACAAGCTGGGGCGTAGCCTTACTGTGACGAGCGCGTATCGTTGTCCTAAGCACCCTGAAGAAGCTAAGAAACGTACCCGAGGCTGGCACAACCGTGGTTACGCAGTTGACATTGCGATTTCTAACGGGGCGGAAGGTTACGAAATCATCAAAGCCGCACTGGAGCTTGGTTGTACAGGCTTCGCCATTGGCAACGGCTTCGTCCATATTGACTGGCGCACAAACACACCAGTTGTATGGAAATACTAACTTTAAACTTTTAGACAGGCAACGTCTTGACAGGGGAACCAGCCGACACCGCAACGTCAGTCACAAAGTGACGGGCGGCCTCCGCCCGGCGCTGTGACAAGTTTTTGCGGTGTGGAGCTGGTGCTGTCAAGATGTGACGGCGCAAAAAGTTTAAAGTGGAAGCGATACCGGACACCGCTATTTTGCGATTATGCGGCGCATGGCGGTGTGCATTGGTGTTACGTGTATAAATGTATGGCCTTTATATACGCGTGCGTGTGATGCGTTATAGGCCGTTTTGGTGGGGGGTGTTTTTAAGGTATGTTGCAGCTGGTTGTTATGTTTTTCGGAGAAATTCCTGAAGGCAGTAATAGTTGATGCTGTGAAAGTAAGACTGGAAACCTCCACAGTTTTAGGTTAAATTAGGTTATATAGAGATTTGCAAATTAATTGCATCTATTAATTTACAATTTAATTCACTGTGGAGATTCCATATGAGTCGTGCAACAAATCAAGCTCCTGCCACTATCGGAAAGGAGGAGCCAAAAGATAATCTGCCTCGTGACGAGAATGGCCGACGCATTGTTAGTCAGATGACTGATAAGTGTTGGGAGATTCTGTTGCTGAATATGGCGGAACCTAAGCTGACACAGGCGCAGATTGCAGAACGGATTGGTACGCATCAGGTTTATGTGTGTCGTGTTATGAATAGTCCTTGTTATATTAAGGAAAAACGCGGGATGTATCAGCAACGAATCCATGACAGGCTGAATAGTGTGATGATGGACGGGGCAGATAGAATGGAACGTATCTTTACAGCGGAAGATAGTTCAGATGCTGTTGCAGTTGACGCGTTTAAAGCGGTTGCTAAGGCCGCTGGTGTTGGAGAAACTGGGGGGAATAGTGGTAAAGGTCAGCCAGGTGACACGAATCTGAATATTAATCTGGGTGTTACGGCGGAAATGATTGCTGAAGCTAACGCTCGTCGTAAAAAACGCCTGTTTGAGGGTGAAATAGAGGATGTGGATGGGAATGAGTAGGAGCAGATTTCGCCCTAATTCAAAAATCCTGGATGCAGCTTTCATTGATACCCCTGCTTTTTCTACAAACCAGAAACATCGTGGTGCTAGAAGGGCAGGGATTACGTTTGAAAAGCGTGTCGGCGAGTTTTTGAATGGGCATTTTGGGATTCAGGTGGTTTCGAATAGCTGGATTAGCTATTTCGATGAGAGTAATGGCGACCGTATTTGCTCGCCAGACCATTTGATTATTGATGTTAAGGCTGGTGTAGTTACTGTTGTGGAGTGTAAGCTGAGTCATACGCCAAATGCGTGGTATCAGTTGAATGATGTTTATGCTCCGGTGATTAAATTTCTATTTCCTGGGTTTGATGTGAGGTTGATAGAAATTTGTAAGAATTATGAGCGGAGTATTAGCTATCCGCAGGTGCCTCGAATTGTTTGTGACCTTCACAAAGAGTTTAAGGGTGGCGATAACGTGATGGTACTGAGGGATTTATGAGTGATATAGATGATATGAGCTTAGCTGATATTATCAACCTCGGCGCTGAGGACTTGCTTTTCTTTGGTCGTGTCTTTTTTCCGAAGACGTTCAAGAAAGCGAGTCCTGAAATTCACGAAGCTTGTGCGGAGTTGATTGATGGGCCAGACAATGGCCAGATTGCAATCTTCCGTGGCGGTGCAAAGACTACGCTGACTCGTGTGGCTTGCGCTAAGAAAGCAAGTTACGGTGAAACCAGCGTTACCTTGGTTGTTGGTAAAGGCCAAGACCACGCGATAAAGAGTATCCTCTGGCTGAAGAATCAGATTGAGAATAACAAGAAGTGGGCTGATGTTTTCAAGATTACAAAAGCGCTGAATCAGGATACTGGTCGCCCGAAGAAATGGACAGATGAATGGATTACCATTCATAATGGAGTTCTGGATAAGGAAATTCATTTCATTGCCTACGGTATTACTGGTCAGATTCGTGGTATGAACATTGATGATGCTCGTCCTGACTTTATTATCTGCGATGATATTCTGGATGATGAGAACTGTGCAACACCTGAGCAACGTGAAAAGATTAAAGAGCGTTTCTGGGGTGCATTGATGAAGAGCTTGTGTCGTAAGGAAGAGAATCCTATGGCCAAGTGTATCATGCTGCAGACACCGATTGACATGGAAGACCTCTCCATGGATATTCGGAAGTTGAAGAGTTGGAAAACTCAGATTCACAGTTGTTTTGATGCAGAAGGTAATAGTACCTGGGAAGAACAATTTAGTACTGCGAGTTTGAAGGCGGAGAAAGCGGAATTCATTCAGCTGAATAAGTTGAGTGTATGGATGCGGGAAATGGAAGTTAACCCAACTTCGAGTGAGTTGCGGTTGTTTGTTCCAGACTGGTTGGGTAGCTATGAACAAATGCCTGAGGGTGTTTGGTATATTATCAGTGTTGACCCGACACCTCCGCCGAAGGATAGTAAGGTTGAGCGTGACCCGCAAAAACTCGATGATGCAGTTGTGATGGTTACAGGTTTTCATCCACAGCGTAAGAAGTTTTTTGTTGCGGAGTATTATACGACTAAAAGTCCTCAAACTATGGAACTTGTTTCCAAGATTTTTGAGTTCTGGGTGCGTTACAGACCTATGCACGTTGTAGTTGAAACTCATTTGTTCCAACGCACGATTAAAGAAAGTCTGGAAACGCACATGCAGCGGACTGGTACATTCTTCGTTATCACTCCTATTGAGGATAAGAGGAATAAATTTGTTCGTATCAAAGATACGCTGCAAGGTAAGGCGAGTCAGGGTTTGATTGTTATTAAGGATACGCATACGGAGCTGCATAGCCAGTTTATTGCGTACCCTCAGGTCAAACATGATGACTTGCTGGATGCGTTAAGTCTTGCTACAATGGCGGTAAATCCAGCGTTACTAGCTGTAGGAACCGTAATCGAAGGTGAATATGAAGACCTGGGCTATGTGGACGATTACTCAAAGGCACTTGATTATGGGGGAGCGCCATAATGGAAATTAAGTATGGAGGTGAAGACGGACTCCACGCTAAGATTATTGCTGCACTGAAAGAGCGTATTAGACTTGGCGAGGAGTTTGCTTCTGACAACTATGACCGTTGGCAGAAAGCTGAACGTTATTACCAGATGTACAAAATCCCAAATAAGAAAGATGGGAATGCACTGTTAAAGTGGAACGCAGGCGACACAGACTTTAAGTCAGTTGTTATGCCTTACAGCTACGCGCAGTTGATGACCGCTCATGCTTATTTGGTAAATGTGTTTCTGAACCGTGACCCCGTCTTTCAGGCTGATAGCTTGAATGGTGATGGTGCTGACCGTGAACTTGCTCTAGAAAGTTTGTTGCAGTATCAGGTTAAAGGCGGTGAAATGGAACCTCGCCTAATGGTTTGGTTCATGGACATTTTACGCTACGGCGTTGGCTTCATTGGAAACTTCTGGACTGATGAGGTATTTCGTCAGACTGTCTTTGTTGATGAAGAGGAAGTGATTGACGGTGTACCAACTGGTAACATGAAAGAAGTTCGCACTACGCGAGTTATTGAAGGTTACAAGGGTAATAAGCTGTTTAATGTTCTTCCTTATGACGCGCTGCCTGACCCTCGTGTTGCAATTTGTAATGCGAATGAGGGGGAGTTTTTTGGCCGTAAGATTTCTATGGGAATCATGGAGCTGAAAAAGAATGCGCGTCGTGGAGACTTCTTTAACATTAAGGAAGCTGAAGAAGGGGTTGCAACAGGCCCAGGTGACCGTTACCAACGTGACCAGAGCATGGGTGAGACAGCGTACAAAAATAAAGACTCTACACGTACTCCGCAAGGCAAACGAGTAGGTGACATTGATGTTGTCGAGATGTATGTTCGTCTTGTTCCAAAGGACTGGGGCTTGGGTGAAAGTGACTACCCTGAAATTTGGGTGTTCATGGTAGCTAATAATAAGGTTATCATCTATGCGGAGCCTGCGAATACGTTGGAAGATAAGTTTCCAATTCATGCGCAGGAGTGTGAAGTTGATGGTTACATGAATAAGTCTCGTGGTATTCTGGAGGTTGCTGCTCCTATGAATGACATCCTGACTTGGCTGTTTGACAGTCACATGTATAACAAACGTCAGGTAATGAATAATCAGTTTGTCGGCGACCCGTCTGCAATTGTAATGAAAGACGTGGAACGTAAAGACCCTGGGAAATTTATTCGTTTGCGCCCGACAGCGTACGGTCGTGATGTGCGGAGTATCATTAGCCAACTTCCGGTGACTGATGTTACCATGCAGAACCTTCAAGATGTGCAGATTGTAGAACGTAATATGCAGCGGATTGTTGGTATTAACGATGACGTTGCTGGTCAAAGTGCTCCAAGTTCTCGTCGTAGTGCGACAGAGTTCAGGGGTACTAGTAGCTTCGCAAGTAATCGTCTGGCCAATTTGGCTTATTCAATTTCGGTTGGAGGTTTTCGCAGTTTAGCGAAAAGCCTGTTTGTTAGTTCGCAGCAGCTTTATGATATTCCTATGAAGGTTAAGGTTGCAGGGGATAATATTAAAGGGCTGCAAAGTATCACGGTTAATCCAGAAGATATTGCAGGCCAGTTTGATGTTGTTCCAGTGGACGGTACACTGCCAATCGACCGTATGGGTCAAGCTCAGTTCTGGATGCAGATTATGAGCATGGTTGCAACTAACCCAATGCTGGCTGCCGAATATCGCTTGGGAGATATTTTCTCCTATACAGCGCGACTTGCAGGCTTGAAAGGTATTGATAAAATGAAAATGCGTGTTCTGAACGATGACCAAATTTTGGCATTGCTCATGGCGCAGCAACAAGGTGGAGGCTCTAATGTCCAACCGCAGCAAACAGTCGCACCAGCAGGAACTGGAGGAGCGCCTAGCTCTCCTCAACCAGAAGCTCCTAATGCTGGACAGTCTGCGCAACTCGGAGGGTTGGCCGCTTTACTGTGAATTGTTAGCTCAGAACATTCGACGTATGAAGTTCGAGCTAATGGACAGTGATGATGACGGCTTGGAAGGAGCCGTCAGACTCTCCCAAAGGAAAGAATACTTGAGTGGAATGGTTCACGCAAGTAAGTTAGTCCAGATTTACATGGATTCTTTCGAGCAGGAACGTGATGAAATAATGGAATCTCTAAAAGGGTACGATGATGAATACAGCGATGAAACTTCTATTGAGTAACAACTGGGTACGTATGAATGTGGCGAAAGGTGCTGAAGAAAAGGGTGCAGGCGGTGCTGCGGTGGATGACGAAGTTGAGACCGATGCTAACGTGGATACTTCTGGTGATGTTGACGAGCCGGGTGATGATGTGGATTGGCTTCTAAACGACGATGAAACTCCTGAAACAGTAGTTGATAAAAAAGTTTCTGGTGAAGAAGAAATTGAAACCGAAGAGCCAGAAAATGATAAGAAGGGTGATGAGACTGAAGAAGTCGAAGACCCTGAAAAGAAAGACGAATCTGTTGAGCCTGAAAAGTCTGACGACAAGAAAGACGAAACAAAAGAGTCGGAAGCTCCAGAAGCAATGACTCCAGAGAAGATTGCGGAAGCGAAAGAGAAGTTTCGCGCTGAGTTGGAGAAATCATTTGCCATCTCCGAAGAAGATGCTAATCTTCTAGTAACAGCACCGGAACAAGTATTGCCTCGATTAGCGTCGAATATTAGTATGCAAATTCTGGAGCAAGTGCAGATTATGCAAAACCAGATGATTGCGAATCTTCCACAGATGATTATGCAATCACAGGCACAATCCACGAATGAACAGAAGTTGTACGACGAGTTTATGGCGTCAACTCCTGAACTTTCACAGATGGATGCTAAGGAGCTTAATGAAGCTGTTAATGAATTGGCTCCTATTGTTAAGAAACGTTTCCCAACTTTAACTCCTCAGGAGCGTATGGTGAAACTGGGGATGTTGATTAAAAACACTTATGGCTTGAAAGATGCTACTCCTCCTAAGAAGGCTGAGCCAGCACCGAAAGCACGAACCCCTAAACCGCATACTCCGACAGCCCCAGCGCAGTCGAGTGTACCAGCAGGAAATCGTAAGCCTACCAAATTGGAAGCTGAAATCGAAGAACTGCTAAACAGTGATGATGATTAAATAGGAGAGCGACATGGCTACTATCGCAGGTTTGCGCGGTACAGGTGACTGGGGCACGGATGAGCGTCCTAAGAATTTTCGTGAGACTATTCTTTGGCTCGACCCGAACGGTCAGGCACCTCTACAGGCGCTAATGTCTAAGATGGGTTCTGAAAGTACAGATGACCCTGAATTCGCTTGGTGGGAAGAAAAGCTGCAACACAATCGTATTGAGCTAGATGCACAATCGCTGGCAGCTTCAACAACCCTGAGCATGGCTTCAGGTGCTTTTAACTTTGTTAAAGGTGACCTGCTTATCGTTGAGTCCGCAGGTGGTATCTGGGCTAACGAAATTGTTAAAGTAACTGCCGACCCAACCGCTGATACAGCGCTGACTGTACAACGTGGTTTTGCAGGTACAACTGCGACTGACATTGCATCGGGTGCATTCCTGACTGCGATTGGTACGTCGTTTGCGGAAGGTTCGCTTGCACCGAAATCTTCCACTCGTAACCCGACTAAACTGAAAAACTACTGCCAGATTTTCAAAAAGTCGTACGAAATCACTAACACCGCAGACGTGACTAAAGCACGTACTGGTAACGCGCTGACTAACGACAAGAAACGTCGTATGTTCGACTACTACCGTGACATGGAAATGTCTATGATTTACGGTAAAGCGTCAGAAACCGTTGGTGATAACGGCAAACCAGAGCGCACAATGGGTGGTCTGTTGAGCTTTATCACAACTAACCGAACTCAGTTTGGTGGCGGTGGTACAACTCTGAACGAAGATAACTTGATTGATTTCTTCGCTCAAGTGTTCAACTTCGATGGTCAGGGTGCAGGTAACCAACGCCTAGCGTTTGTTGGTAACATGGCGTTGACTGCGATTAACAAGTTGGCACGTAACTCGGCAAGCACTCGTATCAACTTTGATAAGACTGCAACCCCAGTTTACGGCATGAACTTCACTCGTTGGGTTCTGCCACAAGGTGAAATCTTCTTCAAGACTCACCCGTTGTTCAACATCCATCCAGAGCTGACAAAAGCTATGATGGTTATCAACCCTAAAGGTATCAAAGAGCGTGTGCTCCGTGCTACCAAACCTGAGATGGATATTCAGGCTGTGGGTCAAGACTCCAAAAAAGGTCAGTGGATTGGTGAGATTGGTCTGGAAGTCAACCACGAAGAAACCATGGCTTTTGCAGGTGGTATCGCGTAACTGGGGGTTCACATTTGAACCTGCTTTGGGAGGGGGTTAACGCCTCCTCCCTTTTTTGTATCTGGAGTTTATGAAATGAGTACGTTTAATTATAAGCCCATTGATGATAGTTATGGCGGCTGCTGCAAACCAGAAGAGCCTTCTGAGGATAAAGAAGTTTGTTACCCGTCAGTTCATTTGGACGTCAGTCCTGAACAGTTGAAAAGTATTAACGTAGATGAAGATGTGGAAATAGTTATTCGAGGTAAAGTTAAGTCCATGCGATTTGACACTGAAGATAGTTATGGAACTGGAGCCTCTATTAGCATTTCACTTCGCAGCAATGAACTGAAAAACACTGATAGTAATGACGACATTGCTGAGATGTTAGGGGACGACTAATGAATAAGCTGGAGTGGGAGATTCTACGAAACTTAGATAGACGTACCCGCTTCGTAGCTGCCGAAGTTCATAAAAATAAGCTGCATGGTGAACGTCTAGAGGTTCTTGAAATAAAGTTGCAGAACGAGGTGCTACCAACAGTTAATTCAATGAAGAAAATTTTAGAGAGACGGAAACGAGTTCGACGTTATATCCTCTGGGTTTTGTCTCTCATCATCGCAGCTGCTGTTACTACGTATGTTAATAACAGTGTTACGATGTATATGTCGCCCGACCCTAGAGCGTCACATAGTAACCGAGAGGTAGATTCTAATGAGCTCGTGGAATGAAATCAGCGATAGTTGGGGTTCACTTCCAGCGAATATCTATACCTGGGCAGTGCAGCCATACGCAGAAGATGTCGGCTTTAGTATGGCTACATTACTTACCGGGTCTTCTGGAATTGAGTATCGAAGCGATTTTATTTTTGATATGGGCGTTTCTGCTGAGGTGAATAGAGATTTTACTTTCAGGAATTCTACGTCTGTTAGTTTGTGTTCAGGTTTTACAGAGATAGATTCGTTCATAGGGAGAGACTCGGTAAGCTTTTCAGTGGAATCGCAGTTTATTGAAAGTAACGTTATGATTTTTCCGGAAGTGTCTTCTTTTGATTCAGCTGTAAACTACCTTATGAGCGGGAGTTATAGTTATAATGTTCCCGTTAGTTTTGACTTTGTTGCTGATGTTGATGAGGTAGAAAGGGATTTTATTTTCAGTGATTCTACTTTGTTTAGTTTAGAAGCTGGTATTGATGAAAGTAATGCGTTCACTGGGATAGATTCTGTTGGGTTTGCTGCAGAATCCCAGTTTACGGAAAGTAATGTTATGACATTCCCAGAATCGTTTACTTTTGATTTAGCTGTAAGTTATACTATGCGAGGTGTTTATGGTTATAATGTTCCCGTTAGTTTTGACTTTGTTGCTGATGTTGTTGCTGTAAATAATATAGTTGCTGAGTACTCACAGGATTTTTCTTCTGCTTCGGGTGCTGAAGTTAGTAATTATAATTATATGCAGGAAGGTAAGCTGTTTGGTTTTGTAGCTGATGTTGAATTAGAGGTTTTATCTTGGGGACGAGTTAAACCTGTAATTGGTAGTTGGTCTTCTGAAAATTCTCAAGAAGGTGGTTGGGTTTCAGAGGGAAGTACTGGCGATGGCTGGCAATCTATTCCACCGTTATAACTGGAGTTTGTTATGAATAATAAATTAGGTTTTAAGAACACTTACAAGGTTGATTGTTTTCGAGAAGGCCAACTGGTCTGGACCGAAGAGCGTTGTAACCTTGTTGTTAATCAAGGACTGGATGATGTTCTTAACCGGTACTTTAAAGGGGTTGGTTATACTGCTGCCCATTACTGCGGGTTGAAGTCTACAGGGGCTATTAGTGCTAATGATACTTTAGCTTCACATGCAGGATGGACAGAGTTAACTGGTTATAATGGTAATCGAGTTCCTATTGTTCTTGGTGCTGTTGCAGGTCAGTCGGTTAGTAATACTGCTAATCGCGCACAGTTTGCTATTAATGCGTCTGCTACGATTGGCGGGGTTTTAATTGCAACTGTGGCCACTGGGACGGCAGGTGTTCTTTTTGGTGCTGTAAACTTCTTAGCCGCCCGTCCGGTTTTGGATGGGGATACGCTGGTTGTTACTACTACCTTTACACAGAGTAGCTTGTAATGAATGAAACTCAAATGGTTAATTTAATTGCATATCGGCTCGGTAATGTTAAAGGGCAGGATGATGCGATTAAGGCTGAGTTAGCTCAGAGTATACGGAGGGTGGAAGATAATGGATTCCATCCTTGGTTTCTGGTCTCGGAAAATAACTTTTATGAAACGCAGGTAGGGGAGTCTCGTATTCCCATTCCGGCTGGTTTTATTATGGAGTATGAAGAAGGTTCGCTTGCTTTACAAGGTGATGAAGGTGTTCCTCGGATTCTTGGTAAGAAGTCTATGGATGTTATTAGTGAATGTAGTTACAGCGGGGAACCTTTGTACTATGCGCTGACTAATAAGTATTTCCGACTTTACCCTGTGCCTGACGCGGTGTATAAACTAGAGCTTATATTTTATAGACGCTCTACTGCGTTGGGTTATGCTGAGGGAGAGAATCCTTGGTATGATGAAGCTTCCGAGTTGTTAGTAGCTGAAACTTGTTGGGCAATGTTAGCTGCAAGAAAGAGTAAAGATGCAGAATACTGGCGTAATCTTGCGAACCAGCAGTGGCTTTTGATTCAACAGAAAGATGCTGAACGTCGTGAGTCGAATCGTGAAATAACTTTTGGAGGAGATTGATATGGCACTGGAAGTATGGAATAGTACCTCTCGGGTAGGGGTTTTAAATGTTAACTGGCCACTGGATACTGACCCGTTGAATAATGGAGATGACCATATTCGTCTTTTGAAGACAGTGGTTACGAACCTGCTAGCTGATTTGCTGGATGGTTCTGTAGTAGTTAAAACTGCTACGGATGCAACGAATGCAACGAACGCGACTAACGCTACAAATGCGAACAACTCCGCTAGCTTGGGGGGTGTGGAGGCTGCTAACTATGCTCAGACTACAGGGACTTATGCTAGTTTGCGGGCACAGGCAACTACGAAAGATGATGTTGGGCTAGGTAGTGTTGGTAACTATGGGATATCGGATAGTATTTCGAGTACAAGCTCAACTACGTATGCTAGTTCAGCAGCTGCTCGATTAGCGTATTTATCTACTGCCGGGAATGTAACTACTCATAACGCTGTAGGGGCTTATTGTTTTTGCAGGCACGACTCGACTGCTGCAATAAATCCAGGAGCTACCATACCTGGGAGTGTACTAGTGCCCGCAGACGCTACGGGGGCCTATTATAATTCAAGACTGTCTGGTACCTGGCGTTGTATGGGTTACAAATCAAGTGGTTCCGGAGCAACCAAGCCTACACTCTTTGTACGCATTAGCTAAATTAAAGTTAAAGAAGGAAGTTTAAAATGGTTATTAATCCCCCTGTTGTTTATTGGTTAAATGAAAGTGACAAGAGAACAGTTACTTATCTGGCTAATCCTCGTTATATCGACGAGGAGTCTACAAGGATTGACTGTGAAGTTATGTTTTCAGAATTTCCTGCGGAATTACTTCCGTTTACGGCAAATAGCAAAGACCCATCTGGAATAGGTCGTGATATTTTCCGAGACTTAGCATCAGGTAAGTTTGGTGAAGTAGCTCCTTACGAAGCTCCAATTGAGGGGTCAATAAATGAGAATCAATCATAGACAATTTGGTCTTGCTGGATTCCAACCTGATAAAGCCCCTGACACTTTAGCTGTAGGGGCTGTTAGTGGCGGATATAATCTCCGCCCTACTCGTTTTGGTTGGGAGAAATCGGATGGTTATAGAGAAAGTTCTATAGAGCCAGGGAATACGCGAAATCATATAAGCTTTTGGTCTCCTAACCGAGGTGATATTCGCTGGTTTATTGCTGGCGAATCTACTATTGAAATGGCTAGCGGCGGTATTATTACTGATGTAAGTAGGGTAGGTGGTTATACTGCCGCTGGTAAAAACTTGTGGGACTCGTTAAACTTTAATGGAGTTCCAATTCTGAATAACGCAGTGGATAGACCTCAATTCTTTACGGAGGGGGCTTCTTTTGGAGACCTTACTGGGATTGACGCTGGTGTTCGCTTTCGTTGTTTAAGTAAATTTAAATCTTTTCTTATCGGACTTGCTCCTGATTTTGGTGCTGGATTTCAGGACGACAGTATTTGGTGGAGTCATCCTGCTGACCCAGGAACCATTCCTCCTAACTGGGATTATGCAGACCCTGCGTCAGATAGTGGTATTGCACAACTCCCAAGTCCAGGGTATATTATAACCGAACTAGAACTGGGTGATACTGGTATCATTTATAAGAGTGATTCAATCTGGTTGATGCAGTTTATTGGCGGTCAGTTTATTTTTAAGTTTACCCTGAAATTTGACGGACAAGGGATATTAAATAAAAATTGTGTTACAGATTTTGAGGGACGACATTTTGTAGTTACTCAGAGTGATATGATTGTACATGACGGGTATCAACTGAAATCAGTTGCAGAAGATAGAGTTAAAGAATACTTTTTGGCTGATGTTGATTCTGACAAGTTTGGGAATGTGTTTGTTGTAAAGAATCCGAGTACCACAGAGATTCTTGTATTTTATCCTTCGAAAGACGCTACAACTGATTACTGTGATAAGTGTCTTGTGTGGAACTGGAGGGATAATACTTGGACTCCTTTGCTAGTCCCTAATGTAAAACACGCTTCTTATGGTTATGAGATTACTGGGGTAGATATTACTTGGGAGACTTATGCTACTAGCTGGGCTCGTCGTGGTTCATGGAAGACGCCCGAAGATTTGAGGCAGTTTGCTCCAGTTCTTCATTATGCTACAGAGGATTTTAGTAAAATTCTTGCCTCGTCTGGTAACAGCTTGGTAGTTAACGAACCTCTTGTAGCTGTATGGGAACGCCAGGATATGATACTCGGAGGTATCTCTAGGGATGGAGTTCCTTATCAGGATTATGAGAGGGAGAAGGTTGTTCGTGAGCTTGTTTTTGATGTTGATACTACCGATGAGTTTGATGTTTACGTAGGGACTAAGGGATCGTTAGATGATGCTGTGGAATGGGAGTTAGCTGGTACGATTAATCCCGTAGTGGATAGACGGTTGCATTTGTTGTACACAACTGCGTTCCTCAGTGTTAGAATAGTATCAACAGCACCTTACTTTAGACTGAGAAATATTGCAGTTGTGTTTGAATTAGCAGGGGAAGTCTGGACATGAGCTATAATCCTAAACCAACTCCATTATCCATAGATGAGCTTCCGTCTTTTATAGATTCAGAGCTTCTGGATATTGCGAGTGAAATGGTTGTAGAGACTCAATATAACTCTAGCATGTTTACTAACCAGAACAGTATTATTAACCAGCGGTTGAAGCAAGAAGGTCTGCGGGTTTGGGATGTTACCTCTAAGAAACCTTTATGGGCTAGAGGTAAGAAACCTACCGACCCTTGGGTTGACGGTTCAGGAACTACTGTTTATATACCTGTGTAGGTGGGTTATGTTGATACCTATAACTGAAAATAACTGGGAAGGTACGATATCACAAGCCATCCCCTATTTTGAACGTTGTCTAGAGAAAGGAGCGTTACCTCATACTATAGACGATGTTTTAGTAGGAATTGCCTCAGGGGAGTTTAGAGCTTTCCTGATGGTTGATGATGGGATTGTTTGTGGTGCCATTATCTTAAATATTTACAGGGAATTATCTTTTAATGTGTTGAATATCTGGGCTATGTCTCATGATAGAGGTTACTCAGATTTAGATGCGGATGATATAACCCTGATGGAACTAGCCAAAACTCTTGGGATACGTTACATTGTCTGCTCAGGACGTAAAGGGTTTGAAAGAACTCTAGCTAAGAGGGGATGGAATGTTGAACAGGTTCTTATGACTAAGGAGGTCATATGAGTGGAGGTAAAACTCAAACTACGGAAACGTCTCCGTGGTCTGGTGCAACCGACTATATCTCTGGTATGTTGGAGAATGCACAAAATGTTTATAATAAAAGTGGAGAAGAAAGTGCTTTAAATACCGCTCAACGTGACCTCCTGAATTCGATGTCACAATGGTATGCTAATGGTGCTGGTGGTACTAATCAGGTTATGCAGGATATGTGGACTTCACTAGGAAGAAGCCCTACGGAAGTTGCACAGTCTCAAGAAGTACAAGATATGATTTCAGCTAATACGGCTGCAATCAATCAGGACGTATTACAAAATGTGATGCCCGAGATACGTTCTGGTGCCACGTCGGCTGGGCAGTATGGCGGTACAAGACAGGGTGTTGCAGAAGGTGTTGCTGCTGGTCAAGCGGCTGCAGCAGCGCAACAATACGGAACTCAGTTAATGGGTAATGTCTACCAGCAACAGTTGCAGAACCAGATTAACGCACTCAAATTTACACCTACGTTGCAGACTCTGCTTGGTCAAGAGTTGCAAGGTCAGTATGATATTGAGACTTTGATGAAGAACGCTGATACGGATGCAGCTTGGGCTAACCTTAACAAGTATGCTAACTTGCTATACCCTGCGGCTAGTGGTGGTCAAACCTCAGTTCAAACTGGTGGAGGTATTTCTACTTTGCAAGGTGCGGCTGGTGGTGCTTCAGCTGGTACTGCTATCATGCCTGGTTGGGGTACTGCTATTGGTGCAGTTCTTGGCGGACTATCTGCGGCATAGGAGGAACTTATGGCTATTAATCCATTACTGGCTATGACGCAGCCAACTACTGCTCAAGCTCAACCTGCGGGTGCTGCGGGTGCTCCCGGGTTCTGGGAAAACTTCATGCAAGGCACGCAGGACACCTTAAATGACCCGACCAAAATGGCGTTAATGATGGCAGGCTTGAGTTTGCTATCTGGTCAATCTGCCATTCAAGCTGGTTCGCAGGGTGCTGGTATTTATCAACAACTGATGCAACAGCAGAAAGCTGATGCGGCGGCTGCTGATAAGGCAGATATGGATGCAGCTCAGTTTGGGTTGCAGAAACGTCAAGTCGAACAAGGCGATGAACGCTTAAAGCTTGAACGTGATAAGATGAAATCAGCTGAGAAAATTGCTGATATCAAAGCTGCAGCTGATAAGCCTATCGGTGCAAACGATAAGCTGTGGAAGCAAGCACTTGATACGGCGGTGGCTGAATTAGAACCTGGTGATTCTGTTGATTCTTTCCGTGTCTATGAGATTTACAACTCAATGGTAGGAAATGGTCAAACGGTTTATCCAGCCTATGGTAAGCAAGAGTTGGATTATTTCCTCGAACAAATGAGCAATAATCCAGATAAAGCCGAGGGTTTACAGGAAATCATTACACGTTCCTATGGCCCTCGTGCAGCGATGCGTACTAAATCAGCTTTTGACAAGTTGTCGAAGACTACCCCTAAAACGGAAGAAGTCATTCCACCTGAAGTTACAACTCAAGTGGAGCAAGTTAAAGCGCAACCAACTAAAACCCAGTTCTTTGGTGAGGGTAACAAAAACCTCCCATTCTGGTTACGTTACTAGAGGTTAACATGGACAAAGAATACACGCCAGGACCTCGTAATGCAGGACAGTCTGGATTACGGCTCCCTAAAGCAGTGTATGATTTGGTCGGACAGGAGGGGCAGCAAGCCCCTTCAACCCCTCAAATCAGACTGCCTCAGTCTGTTCAAGCTCTGCTCGGACCGCAAGAAGTCCCAGCCGAACTTGAGACAGGTATCATTCCATCTATCAAACGTGGTGCAGGTCAAACCTTTGCATCTCTAGCTAACCTGTTTGGCCAAGATGATTGGGCTCAAATGGGTACTGAATACGCACTGCAATTTCCAAAAGAAGTTCCAGACATTCAATCTGTTAAAAGTCTTTCTGACCTTGGTACGTTTGCTGTAGAATCTGCGGCGGAAAACGTGGCCAACATGTTGCTACTCGGCCTTGGTGCTGTGGGCGGTATGTTTGCTGGTGCTCCAGTAATGGTCGGTGTTGGTGTAACTAACTTTGCGTTGCAAGCTGGTGAAGCCAAGATGACCGTTGAGTCTGAAGGTGGTGAAGCTACTCTGGCTAATGTCGGTATTCCAGCAGCACTTAACACTGCACTTGATACTTTCTCTTTGCTGAAAATTGCAGAGAAAGCGAACGTGTTGAGTAAGACTGTAAAGGTTATGGACGAAGCAGCGGAGGCTTCTGGTCTAGGCGCTCGTTTGAAAGAAGGGGTTAAAGCAGGCTCATTTGCGTTAATGTCTGAAGGCTCTACCGAAGCTATTCAGTCATACAACAATATGGTTGCTGCTAAACTTGCTACTGATAAAAGTTTCCGCGAAGCTATTTCTCTGAATGGGGACGATGTTGACGAGTTATTAAACTCATTTGCAGCGGGCGGTCTAGGTGCGGCAGTTACTGCTGGCCCAGCTGCTGCTGTTCTTAAACCTCGTACAAAACTTGAGAAAGCTATTGTCGAAAAACCTGAAGATGAGACAGCAGTACGAGCACCACGCAAGGCTCCAATCCAGCCAACCGAAGTCGACAACGACCCAATGACTGGTAAAGACCCGCAACGTGAAGCTCCACCAGCACCAAAAGATACTGCTCCAATTGAGACTGGTGATGAAGTTGCTGCTACACAGGAAGCCGGTAAAGCAGGTGAACCAATGGCTACTGCCGTTGACCCTGTTGCTTCTATCAACGAGCTTAAAGCTCAGGTTGATAATCTTCGTTCTGGTTTGGTGCAACAAGGCGAAAAGGCTGGTACTAATAATCCAATGATTCGGGAGTTTGGTGGTGTCCTTTTGGGTACTAAAGACCAACGAGCTGTTGGTGAAAATTATTTGAACATGCCAATGACCCAAGCCATTGCTCCGATTGCAGTTAAAAATTTGGCGGATGGTACTACGTCAAATTACCTGGAAACAGGTTTAATTGGCAAGCCAGGTGTTTACATGGAAGCTGGTTTTGCCTCTAGTTTGAGCAACGAAAGCAATGTTCAGGTACAGGCTTTGATGCAACAAATGCAGCAAAAGTTTATGCCTAATGCGAAAATTGTACTTGCTAATAGTCGTACCATTGGACTGGATACTTCTGTAAATGGTGCAATGGCTACAATGGATGTTATGGGTAATCCACTGTATGTAATTGGCTTGAACTCTCATGCTTATTCCAATGTATGGTCTCGCCAAATCTTAGGTGATTCTAAGGAGGCTCAACAAGCACGTAAGGATGCAGTTGATTCTGCTATGGTTGCGACAGCGATGCACGAGTTTGGCCATGCAAATCTGCAAGAAAACTTCATTAATGAAGAGCCTGCGGTTAAGGATGCGGTTTACGCTGATTATCAGAAATGGCTTGATAGTCTGAAAACTATGAGTCTTTCAGAGTATATCCAGTCACGATATAATCCTGGTTCAACAGCATATTATATGACTGCAATTCCAAAAGAGTTTCACAATATGCCTTTTACCGAGGCTATTACTAAAGTGTTCAATTGGAACTCAGAAAATTTAGCTTACAATATTTCATTTGAAGAGTATGCAGCTGATGTTATGGCTCGCTATGCTGCGAAAGATAAAGGACTGAAAACTACCTTGTCGAAAGAAAGTAAACCTTTCTGGACTCGTATGTATTCAGTCTTTAAAGCTATTTTCAATGAGTTCAAAGGGCTGATGAAAACATCCAAAACCTTTACGGATTGGTTGACAATGAAACAGCTCCAGAATACGATTGATGCTGTGGATTCAATTCCACTAGCATCTAACTCCGTTAATGCTGAATATGCCCAGCTATTGAAGAATGACTTTGGTAAATTAATTGATGCTATTAATTTACCAATTAATGGTGCTATCAGGTTTAATGACCAAGCAGGAACACTCCTGGATGATGCAGCACAGTTGGAAGCGCTGCGTCGACACCAACGTGTAAGTACAGGTTTTACTCGTCGTTGGGGTGGACGTTTCCTGACACCATCGCAGATTGCGGAACGTTATAAAGTAAGCGAAGCCGGTGTTTACATGCAGCACGTTTATGACTTCCACAAAACTAAGATGCGTGGCATTGGTCAAGCGGATGAAGTGTCTAAGGACTGGATGCGTTTACCACAAGCGCAGGCTGATAACTTGGGACGATTCGTCTATGATATGTCGGAGTTAAGTGACCGATTGAATCGCCGTCTATCGTCGGATGAGATGCAATCATTACGTGAAAAGCACGGTATCAACGCCGATACATACGACATTTATTCACGGATGGATGACACGTTCAAAGAGATTCTGGAACGTCTACAACGTTCGCTTGTAAAGGATGTTGCCCGTCAATATACCAATGACGCCGAAGGTTTTACGCAAGCGTATCTGCAAACGTCCGACCCGTTACAACGGGCGCAATTGTTTGCATCATACGGAATCGAGGATATGGCCGCGATTATGACGTCACTGAAAGGGGTGGAAGATTCATTCCGTCAGTTACGTAACCGTAACTATTTTCCTCGTATGCGTTTCGGCTCATATACCATTACTGTGAAAAGGAAGGAGATTGTTGACGGAAAATTACGCACAAACGTTCAGGAGTTCTTAACGTTTGAAAACCAAACAGAACGTGATAAGATGTACAAAGAATATCTGAAAGATTACGACAGTGACATTGAAGCTGGTACAATCGACATTCAGGCTTCTAAGTTGGATGACACAACTCGGTCACTGTATGGTATGCCGCAGTTGGTTATTGACCGAATCGCTAACTCGTTGCGTAATCCTGAAATTGGTACTGGTTTGACTGATAAGCAAGAACAAGCGCTGCGTGATATTTCATTAGACTTGTCACCTGGTCGTCGTTACTTGCGTCATATGCAGAAACGTAAAAACACAGCGGGCTTCTCTACAGAAGCGATGCGCACTTACGCTGCGTATATGACAAACGCATCAAACCATTTGGCGCGTGTTGAGCATACACCTGACATGACTGCTGCACTGCGCGATTTGCGTTTAGTTCAGCGTGACTCACAAGGTGATGTTACAGACTTGGCAGAACTGGAGTCGTACTACACTGACCACTTTAAGTATTTGTTGAACCCAGAAAATGACTGGGCTAAACTACGTGCTTTTGGTTTCCTGTGGTACCTCGGTTTCAACGTTAAGTCTGCTTTGGTGAACACAACCCAGTTGCCAATGGTAACATACCCATACCTAGCCTCGCGCTATGGTGACGCATCTACAGTTGTGCAGATGGTCAAAGGGATGAAAGACGTGGTTGCCCACTATGTTTCTCGCAAAGACTACAGTCAAGCAGAGCAACGTTTGATGGACAAACTTTTGGAGGAAGGTGTAATTGATGAATCAATGGCGTCTGACCTAGCAGGTCTATCGGAAGGTACTGCGTTGCAACGCATCATGCCAACCAATAAGGCGCACCGTGTTGTTAACGGGCTGAACTATTACGGAGGCTACCTATTTGGCGTCGCCGAAAAATTCAACCGTCAAGCAACCGCACTGGCAGCTTTCCGTTTACATATGAAAGAAACCAGTGACTTTGATTCATCATACAAGGTTGCTAAGGATGCAATCCATAAATCCCAGTTCGAATACGCTAAGTATAACCGACCTGAGTTTATGCGTGGTAAGAAGTCTGCTTTCTTCTTATTCTACAACTACACTCAGCAATTCCTATACTTAACTTTTGCTGGTGGCAAGACCGCACAAGACCGAGGCACTGCTGTTCGTATGATGGCTATGCTGTTCGTAATGGCGGGCGTGCAGGGTTTACCTTTTGCAGAATATATCCTATCCACTATCGACATGCTGGGAACCCAGTTGAAGAAATGGACAGGGATGGAAAATCCAAAGGTAAATATTCGTCAGGATATTCGCGAGCTTATCCAGGACTTGGGTATGAACCCTGATGTAATCATGCACGGGGCAGGTCGTTTCTTGGGTGCTGGCCCTCTGAAAATTCTAGAGATGTTTGGAGTACCAGTTCCAAACCTAGATATTTCAGGTTCATTGAGTATGGGTGAACCATTACCTGGTTTCCGTACACAGAACTTGCAGGGTTCGCCTTCGGAAATTGCTGGTCAATTGTTGCTAAACGGACTGGGCCCAATCCCTAACATTGGCCTGGAGATGTGGAATGCGGTATCATCCACTGACCCAGACAGTTGGAAGCGATTGGAGAAAGCTCTACCAGTATTTGCTAAGGGCATTAGCAAGGCAGGTCGTTACTACGAACGCGGAGGTGAAACCTCACGTGGTGGTGCGCAATTCCTTCCTTATGACGGTAACGACCCATACGAAGCTGGTGAGGTGATTGCACAAGCGCTAGGCTTTACATCTACACGTCTTGCGCAGAAACGTGCTATCTATGGGGAGCAAATGTCTACCGCACTTTATTGGACGGAACGACGTCAGCTACTTATGGAGCGTTACGCGTATGCTGTTAAGACAGGTGATAAGGCAGCCAAGGCAGAGGCTTTGCAGAACATTCGAGAGTATAATGGTGTGCTAACTAATAAGGAACTGAAACCTTATCGGATTAGTAATGCTAACTTGAAGAATTCACTGCGGAGTAAGATGCGTGTTATTTCTTTGCGGGAGAGAGGATTGCCGACGACAACTCGTGACCGTCTAATCTATCGCGACGTTGAGGAATCGCACGAATAAAAACGCTTCGCGTCAATAAAGAGAGGGGCTTAATGCCCCTCTTTCAACTGGTCTTTCAACTTGATTTCTTCTTCTGAGAGCTTGTAGCTTTCAGGGTTCTTCAAGTTGTGCGTCGCTTTCAACATACCCCCAGTTGCGGTGGTTATCATTTTGAGGAAGCCCGCGCTAACGCCTGCATTCACAGCCCTGTCAAAAGCCTCGTAACTCATTCGAGAACTTAGCTTGCTGAACAAGTCTTTCTTGCTAATCCCAGAAGGACTGAGCATAACTTGTTTCTTAACAATCTGTAAATTGCCTGCATCCCTGTCATCACTGATGACGTTGTAAACTTTATCGAGGTTCTGTTCACATACTGCAAGTAAAGCCAGTGCCCGTTTCAAATCATCAACCGTAATAACTTTTTTGTTATCACGAGCGGCGCTAAGGCACATTCCAATCTTGTGCATGTGCGTCTGCTTACGTGCCCAGTAACCGCCCAAGCGGTCGTCTTTCAAGTGTTCTGGACGATTCTTATTATGGTTCTCGTACCATTCCTTACCAAACGCTTTTGCTTCGTCATCGAGTTTAAATTCACCCTCGATAAGACTAATGCGCGTTAAGTCCTCAATAAGTTTCCGGCGCTTATGGAAATGGTCTTTCGGAACATAGTCCGCAGGATAAGCAACTAACTGCTCTTTCTTATCCGCATAAATGAATAATGTTCGCGAGGTGAAACCACCACCAATTGCATACTCCGGTAAACTTGATTGAATCCAGCTCGGTGTCGTACAACCAATTAGGTTAATCCAAGGAGACTCAATTGTAACCACGCCTCCACCTACCGTTTTTCGTGTCAGTGGTTTATCTTTTGCATCCCACAAATCCACTATGACGTCAACCATTTCAGGGTCTCTGAAGTTTAGGAATGTTCCTAACTCAGACGCTTCAAAGGTTACACAACTCTGTTGTTCACGCTTTTGACCAATAGTAAATGTTTCGGTACTTTCAGCCAGCGAGCCGAGCAATGCCTGCCATGTACAGGAACTCGGGCCAAAGTTGATTCCAGGGACACAACGCAGCAAGTCGGTTCCCACACCAGATGTGGTTGACTTTGCTACAACTCCTGGAGGTGCTACAAAGATTATAAACTGGTTTGGTTTCCATTTAAAATATCCCATGTCAATGTGACACTTGCCACGCAGCGCTCCAGCTATCATACTGATTGCAGTCCAAATATGGTAATCAGTTGGTGACTCTAGATGCTTAGTGTACCCTAGGTAAGCTCCAATGAAATTGTCAAAGTTACGAGGCGTTCGCTTGAGTGCGTCCACATCCAACTTTACTTTCATAAAGGCTCTCCGGTTTTCCAGTTATATGGTTTAACCTCCCCATAGGAGTGCGAAGAAACCTCAGGACTTCCCAGCCCAATTGTCAGCGGGTCGTCGTAAGGTATCTTTATTAGCATACACTCGCGCACCTCAGGTAGCAATGATTTCAGGTCTTTCTCCCTTATGCGCATTACTAGGGAGTCATGGACTTGAAACGCCACTTCAATAAAATCTTTGTTCTTCCCGTACGCAGCACCGAATCCATGAAAGCCGTTAATCTGTCTCTCAATGTTAGTCCACCCTGCGTTAATAACATTTCCGACAGTGGACTGCGGAACCCATGCTTGTGCTTCTGCCAGAGTATTGTGGTCAACTCGTCCGAGGAAAGTGCGACGAAATCCGAACTTGTTCTCCACGTAACCTCGTCCCATAACTTCTTGTTCTGTTCGATTGTGCCACTCTTTAATCTCAGGGTTAAGTTTGAACCATGTATCAATAAAGTCCTGAGCTTCATATGTGGTACAATCGAGTGCCTTTGCAAGCGTAGGAGCTGTTGTCCGATAATTAGTGGCGTGTGCTCCTGCTTTAAGTGGCTTTCGCCAAGTGTCTTCAGCTTTAACCATAACGACTCCATCGCCAAGGTTTTCTTCGTACCTTCCAACCACTTCACCTTTAATTCCCTCGAAGAATGCAAAGGCATTTTCGGAGTGGAAATCAAGTGTAGGGTCTCGGAAGATTTTCTTGAGTCGCTCACAATTACTCTCCCAAGCTACGACCTGAGCATCCGCTTGCTCTAAGTCAACGTCAACGTAAACCCAGCCAGGTTGTGGAATGAACAGCTTCTTAATGTTAGGAAGCTGGCATTTCAGTCCATACTTATCAGCAAGGTAGTGCGGTTTCTTCGCCATTACCAACCTCCTCGGAGGATACCGTCAGCATTAAGATAGTAACCAAGACGTTCATCTCGGTTCTCGACCGCAAGTGCTCGAGAGTTATGAAGCTCTGCACTCCACTTCTCCGACTCTATCCACGGTCTAATGTGCCCCTTTTTTGCGTACGCTTCCACGTCCTCCTTAGTCGCCTTACGGATGACAAAAGGATTGTTATGAGGGTTACTACAGTTAACTGAACGAAAAACACCGTCGTTCTTCTGACCTTCTTTCAGGGTTTTCTTAGTCGCAATCATAATCTCTGCGATACCTGATGGACTCTTAATCCAGTAATAGTTTAGAATCATTTTAACCATCTCCTTTGGGCAAATTCTGCAAGTTTAGGCCGAAGTCAAAAACGTCACCAGAACTCGCTAAGCGGTACGTTGTAGTTCCCGCTAGTTTGTACATACTGCGCATGTACCCATCATAGTCAGGGTGCGGTTGCAGGAAGGTACTATGAAAT